AGGCGGAGTTCCATAAGATGCTGATTGCCAAATACGGTCGGCTGACACCGGCAATCCTCGAACGCGTGCAGAAAAATGTGCGGATTCTCACAGACGGCAGAGTAGAGGTCCCAGTCGACAAGCGTGTGTTTAGATCGCATGCTTCTTAGTGTTAGTCTCTAATTACATTCGTATACAAATTCAGACAAGATTAAGTTGTCAGAATATGTATAGATATATTATAGCATGACCTTTCCGGCTACGACTCGATATACAGCTAGCACGGCTAGCATTTCGGTACCGTCCGGTGCAACTAGCTGCACGGCCTATGTGTTTGGTGCGACTGGTCAAGGTATTAGTCAAAGTCAATACATTTTCAGTTCTGGCGGTGCCAGCGGTTACGTCGCAGGATCGTTCCGTGTATCGTCTAGTGACTCAATAATCCTTACCGTGAATGCTGGCGCCGGCACACCTGGTAATGATAATAACGGTGGTGTCGCTGGTGGTTATTCAGCTGTCAGTTTGAACGGGACTAATATCTTAATTGCCGGTGGCGGTGGTGGCGGCAACGGCAATACAACCGGTAGTGGTGGTGATGGTGGAATTATGTCTGCTACGGGGATCGTATATCCGTCGACTATCAATGTTGCAAACGGTGCCAGTGATACATATGATAGTAGTGTAACCGGTGGGAGCACAGTAGGCGGCGGCGGTAATTCCTCGAGGCGCGGTTATTCATTACAGGGCGGTATCGGCAATGGCCCTGGTGGCGGCGGCGGCGGCGGTGGATACTTTGGCGGCGCCGGCGGTGTCGGCTCTAGCGGCGGCGCTGGCGGTTCCTCGTATTTTGATCGCAGTCGTATATTCTTTATACCAACTACACCATTAACGCAAAACGGAACTGCGGGTGAGGTTGTTCTAGTATTCAACAATCAATCACCACCCGGAGCACCGACTAATGTTACTGCAGCCCTTGTAAACGGGGCCGTACTTACATGGAATGCCCCCGCTGATACAGTGTTAGGCTATAGTATATCTGCTAGCCCTCCTGTTCCAAATGGGGCAACGTTCAACTTCACCGGCCCAACATCAGGTAATTATAGTGGGTTAACTACTGGGACCACATATACGTTCTCGGTCTCTTCTGTTAATTTAAATGGTGTTTCTTCCCCAGGTGTATCCAATGCTTTCACACTAGGTGCCATCCCAGATGCGCCGGTAATCACATCGGTCACGCCTACAGTTTTGGGGCTATTAGTGTACTTTTCTGCACCATCAAATAATGGGTCTCCAATTACTAGCTATACTGCAACTGCCAGCCCAGGCGGTATAACTGGTACTAGCAATGTAGCCGGTGCAATAAGTATAACCGGTCTGACGGTGCAAGCTTATACGGTAACTCTTGTTGCTACGTCTAGCATAGGTTCCAGCACTCCATCCGCTCCATCTTCAAGCGTAATACCATTAGTATCATTATCTGTCCCCTTTCCCTATACTGCAAGTTACACGGCAAATGCGACTAACATACCCATACCTATCGGTTCAACAAGCTGTACGGCCTATGTGTATGGTTCGAATGGTGGTAGTTCGCAGGCGGGTACCCCTGGCATAGGCGGTTATGTAGCAGGATCATTTCGTGTTACAAATCAAAATCTCTTGACAGTTTCTGTAGGTCAAGGTGCAGGCTCTTATGGAGGCGGCGGTTATGCGGCTATTAATTTAAACAGTAATAATATCTTAATTGCTGGCGGTGGTGGTGCCTCCTATTATGGTGACGGTGGTGCTGGCGGAATTTTTAGCGCAACTGGAATTGTAACCGCTCAGACTAATAATCTTGCATCAGGCGCTAACTCCAGGGTGGCAATTGGCGGGTCCACGGTTGGTGGTAGTGGCGGCGGTGGCAGTATCGGCAGCTACTTACAGGGTGGAGCCGGTGGTGGTGGTGGTGGCTATTATGGAGGAGGTGGAGGAGGAGATGTAAACTCAACCGGTTCAGGCGCGGGTGGCTCTTCTTATTTTGATCGCACTGCTATATATTTAATACCTCCTGTTATTGCCTCTACTAATAGCAATGGCTATGTCACGCTAGTTTTCAGCAATGCTACAACGCCTGGGGAGCCAGCTGCTGTTACGGCAACTTCTGGAAATGGTACTGCTGTAATTTCATGGGCTACGCCAGTAAGTACAGTTACACACTATATTGTAACCACTACTCCTTCTGCTCCAACTGGAGCGACGTTTGCACTCATTGATATATCATCAGGGATTTATAGTGGTTTAACGATAAATGCCACATATATCATTAATATCACGGCTACAAACTCTTATGGATATTCTACAACAGCTATATCTAATTCTGTTAAAATAAACACCGTTCCTGATGCACCTATAATTACGTCAGTCGTCCCTATAGGCAATGGGGGGATCAATCTTAACTTTTCTGCGCCATCAAATAACGGTGGGACGGCCATTACCAGCTACCGTGCAACTACCAGTCCTGACGGTGTAATCGCTACTAGCACTACAGCCGGCACAATAAGTATAACCGGTCTAACAGGAAAACCTTATACGATATCCCTTGTTGCTATTAATGAAATAGGACTCAGTAACTTTTCAGTATCGTCAATTGTAACACCATATTCGCCCCCGTCAGCGCCAACAATATCTGCTATAACACCACTAGATACAAGTGTTACCTTTAATCTATCTACAAATAGTTCTTATTCTATAACGGGAAGTGTTGGCAGCCGTACTGTAACTATTGTTAATGGATCAAACACAATTAGCGGCCTGAGCCAAAATACCCCTTATACAATTACTATAAATGTTACTGATCCCATATCAACATTAATAACTACGGTTACTGCGACGTTTACGACAATATTGTCGCCTCCTACGAATGTATCTGCTGCAGCTGGCAATGGTTGCGCGGTTATCTCTTTTACTCCGAATAGCTCTGCTACTGGCAACTATACGGTATATTCTACAACAGGAGGGTTTAGTGCTACATCTACATCGTCACCCATTACTGTGAATGGATTAGCTAATAATACTACCTACTATTTCTATGCTGTATCGCCTGGATCTACTGTAAAGTCAGCAAACGCCGGTGTCATTACGTTCAATGTTCCTGGTAATCCTACGATCACAGCAGTCACACCTACTAACGGGGGACTCAATCTTACCTTTTCGGCTCCGTCGAATAATGGTGGAATGCCCATTACCAGCTACCGTGCAACTACCAGTCCTGACGGTATAATCGCTACTCGCACTACGGCCGGTACAATAAGTATAACCGGACTAACAGGGCAACCTTATACCATATCCCTTATTGCTATTAGTCAAGTCGGCTCCAGCGCCCCTTCTACTGCAAGTGTAACACCATGGGCTCCGCCATTAACGCCAACAATAACTGCTATAACACCGTTGGATAAAAGTGTTACTTTTAATATAGCTACAAATAGTTCTTATTCTATAGTTGGAAGTGTTGGCCGTATTCCTAAAACATTTGTTAATGGATTAAATACAATTAGTGGCCTGAATCAAAATACTAGCTATCAAATCAATATACGTGTTACTGATCCAATCTCATCATTAACAAATTCTGCTACAGCAAATTTTACAACAATGCTGACACCTCCTACAAATGTAGCTGCTGCAGCTGGCAATGGTTGCGCGGTTATCACTTTTAATTCAAATAGAATAGCAACCGGCAACTATACGGCGTATTCTACAACAGGAGGGTTTAGCGGTAGTTCTACAGCGTCGCCTATAACGGTATTTGGATTGACGCCTGGTGCTAGCTATAATTTCTACGTTGTATCGCCAGGATCCACTGCACAGTCGGCTACATCAAATAATGTCACTATATGGAATGTTCCTAATGCACCTACTATCACGTCTGTTACTGCTATAAATGGAGGAATCAATGTTAGCTATACTGCGCCGTCAAATAATGGACCGCCTATTACAAGCTATATTGTAACTACCACTCCTGCTAGTACAACCGTTACTAACACTATGGGCGGCATGATAAGTTTAACTGGTCTTACGACGCAACCATACACTGTTAGCTTGATTGCTGTTAATTCGATTGGTAATAGTACTGCATCAGTATCTGCAAGTGTAACTCCTCTTGCTGCCGCATCTACTGCTAGTGTCACACTGGTATGTGATGTAGTTACTGCAAACCCTTCTAATATTAGCAAGCCTGTCGGTGCGAGCAGCGTTACTGCATATGTATATGGCAGTGGTGGTGAGAATATGTTTAACGGTGGCGTCGGTGGATACGTGGCCGGTACATTTTTGATTTCGCCAACTGATACACTAGGAGTATCATTTAATTCTGGTATGGGCGTTGCTACTACAGCCCCCAACAGAAATTATTACTTTAATGGCGGCAACTATACAGCTGTTCTATTAAACGGCAGACAGATCTTAATTGCTGGCGGCGGAGGTGGCGGCACCAACAGTGCCACCGGTGGCGGAGGTGGACAAATCACTATCCCAGCTACTACTCTGGCTAATAATGTTTTTGCAGGCGGCGCCGGTCAAAACGGTCTCTTTGTATATGGTGGAAATTCATTTGGCGGCGCGGGCGGATCAACCTTGGCTAATCAGTCTCAAACTGGCACATCGGTAGATCCCAAGAGCGGTGCCGGTGGCGGTGGCTACGCGGGTGGTCAGGGCGGTAGCGGCTCAACCGCAACCGAAGGCGGCGGTGGTGGTGGCGGCGGCTCATCATTCTTTGATAATACTGTTATCTATAGCATACCATCTAATACAGTTAGTCACACTGGATATGGTGAAAAGTCGCAGATGGGTATGGTCACTTTCGTTTTTAATACCACGGCATGGCCGCAAGCGCCGACCAATGTTATCACAATTCCTGGAGCTAACAATGCTACAATTTCATGGACCGCTCCTAATAGTTTGATTACAAGCTACACTGTAACATCTAATCCTTCTGGCCCTGCGTTTACTGCAACAGGTGGAACATCTGGAACCCTGACCGGTTTAACTGTAGGAGTAACATACACATTCTCAGTTGTTGCTACAAACTCAGTGGGTAATTCTATGGCAGGAATATCTAATCCTATTACGATATATGGCATTCCCAGTACACCTACAATAACGTCAGTAACCCCTATAGTTGGAGGTATTACGGTGGGCTTTACGGCATCGTCTATAGCCGGTGCACCCACTGTTACTTATGTTGCAACTACCAGTCCAGACAGTATTACAGCTAGTACCACTACAGCCGGTACAGTAACTATATCAGGACTCTCAAATAAGGCTTATACTGTATCTCTTGTCGCAAGTAATTCTATAGGTTCTAGTGCCCCTACAGCCGCATCTGCAAGCGTAACACCTTCTCTTGCCGTAGCCATTGCAGAAACTGTCGCACAAGCATATGCTTATACTCCTTCTCTGGCACTAACCGACATTACCAGTGCAGCGACAACTACAGCTAAATCAGCCGTTTTAGCATCGGTACTACTCGCTGCAGCCAGTACTCCTAACCTCTATCAGTATCTGGACAATGCTAGCGTGACGTCACTAATAATGACTGAAAATGATTCGCAAGTCTTGGCCCAGTCTCTAGAATCTCTACCAGGACGTACAAGCGGAACTATTGCAACTCCTATCACGGTTGTTCGGCCAACTGGTACAACGCTTCCTGACCCGCCGTCATCCGGATCATACTTTATTGCTATATCCAGTTCTGACTCTATTACTAAGTATACTTTTGCCAACAGTAGTGATACTCTGACTATCGGTGGCGGCCAGCAAGTCTTTAATGGCGCGTCCACTAACATGACTGATAAAATCCTTCATTTGGGAGATATGTACACTGTTACATATACGGTTGCAGGAGCGCCAGTTGAAGTGCCTCTTACGGCCAACTACTTTGGTTCAGGATCATATTCTACCGGCCTGCCTTATACGGGCATCGGCTGCTTCTTGGCCGATGCACCCGTTTTGACGCCTGGTGGATATCGCCCTATCGCCTCGCTCCGCGTCGGCGATCTCGTTCAGACGGCTAGCGGGCCCGTGGCTATCCAGACCGTCAAGAGGTTTTCTGTCGTCGCGAGCGACGCGGTTAACCCCTATGTGATCCCCAAGGGTCGCCACGGTGCCTGCCAGGATCTGCCGATCTCTCCTGATCATAAGGTGGCGGTCGGCGACAAGATGATTGAGGCGCGCCACCTCTGTCTTCCAAGAAAGGCGATGACCGGTAAAATCGAATACTACAATCTGGAGCTGCCGAACTACGAGAATATGACGGTGGCGGGCGTTTCTGTGGAAAGCCAGTATCCCGTGGAGCGCGTTACGATCACCGAGGCGGAGTTCCATAAGATGCTGATTGCCAAATACGGTCGGCTGACACCGGCAATCCTCGAACGCGTGCAGAAAAATGTGCGGATTCTCACAGACGGCAGAGTAGAGGTTCCGGTCGACAAGCGCATCAATAGAAATAAGTAGTCTAGATTAGAGGAATGGAACTACTGCTAGGAATTGCGCTGCTCTTGCTCGTGATCACGGCCGCCTATGTGCTGCACATGAAGGGATCCGACTACGGTTTCCCTGATCGTGTAGAGCATTACATGGATTTCATTGGCACACCGACACCAGAGGGTTTGCCGACAGGTAAGCCCGATCTCGCTGACTTCAGTCAGGGGCTCCTACTAGCCGATGTTCTCGAAGTCTCTACGGGTGTCACCAATCTCGGTGCCGGTGGTTGCGCGGCAGCAGATTCGGCGCGACAGGCGGAGCTCGGCGGTCAGTATGTCCAGCGTACCAACAATTATCGGCGGGAGTATCCCGATCACTGTTCGTCGCTTTTATCGGACTTTGTCGGCGGCTTTTACAAGCCTAAGATGGGCGGGGTGGGGTTAACAGTCCCGTGTGATGGTCAGTGCTAACGTACCGACCTGATCCACAGAACTATACCCGTGTGATGGTCAGTGCTAACGTAACGGATGCAGTTTCTCAAGTTCGCGAAACAGCGACAGCGACCCAAACGCCGCCATCGGGGCAGCGAAGAAGAAACAACTATTGATCTCTCCCTCTGTAAGTGAGTCCCCCATGTTCGACAGAAGCAGACGCCGCGACTCATCAATAACGATGACCAGAACAGGGATCTGGAGAATGAACTGTAAGACTGTTGGAAACGGCGAAAACAACATGTCTACAATTACTGCAATCAGTAGCGATCCGATGCTGATTACAATAGCTAACAAAAAACGATAGATCAACATAGCTCTATCTTTGGGTCAGGATTTAGGACGATCCGATCCATCTAACTTCATGCTCAATGATTTCGATCTGCTGATCGCGGAGCGAACAGACCTCCGCCCAGAAGAGCTGGGCATTCGGCCAGCCCACTGAGGTCCACCAGGAATGGCTCCGAAGCACAGTACGCGGATGCCAGCCGCCCTTGAGAAGCCACCATACAGATGACTCTAGAACTGGAAGCGCCTCTAGATCCGCATTCGACTGGAAGACAGCGTCCTCCAGGTCCTCTACCGGCTCGGTGTACCGATAGCGCCATGTAGAAGAGTCATCTAGATAGCCGCGAACCTCTATGCGACCCTTCCATGCCGCAGCGGTACAGGCCTCAATATCCTTCGGCGACATGTTAATCTCCGGCCGTTGGGCAAACTGCGCCTCAATGAAATCTACTGCATCGAGATCGCATACCTCCATCTGGATCTGCATCTGTACATAGTATTCATCTGGGACGAACTCTCCCGGCTGTCGGGTCTTCGGTGACTTGATCTCTACCAGACGGCCGCAGAGTGGCCCCTTTGTAATGAGGCCGTCCGGACTCGCCGAAAGCCACGGAATTGTCTGATGTGTAAACCGGCCCAGCGTGTCATTCACGGTGTCTAGACCGGCGATCTCCAGCTCATAGATGCGCCGTGTCAATGATTCAAAGCGGTGTCCCCAGGTCGTTGCGTTCATTTCACCGGTGTCCTGACAGATACCGATCGGCGCCGAGAAACCAACACGATCGCCCTTGTCGCTGGCCAGCTTCTGTCTGAGAAGGGCGCCGCGGCGCCCATCCAAGATCTGGCTGAATTCAGAGGCCGTGAGCCGGTTGCGCCGTTGGTTGTACCAGTCGGCCGAATGCTGGGCGGTCTGCGGTTTATTACAGAGGGACGATACTATCTCAGGGGCAACGGGTTCTATAAGGTCAATCACAGTATTGTGATAGGTTCTGAACCAGGCGGTTGCAGCTTCAGTGAGATCATCGGAAAGCTTCTCCCTCTCATCTTCGTCATCTATTGCATCTAGGAGCGGTTCCATAGCGGCTAACACCTCCTGCCACACATCCTCAGATTTCTCTTCAAGATCAAACATTCCCTCATCATAGAGTTCAGGGAGTGTTTCATCGCACCAGGTCTCTATATCTGTCATACTGGCTCACTAACGGGATTAGTGGTCGCTGTGTTTAGATTAGCGGTCTTGCGACCCTGCTTCTGAGTTGTTCTTACGGCTACTGCCTCGATGCGGAAAGTACGGAGTCCTGAAGGTGCCGTACGTTCGCGGAGACCGCGAATACTGAGTATGTTCGCTGTTATAGGGTCGTATTCAACGGCAAGTTTGGTGTTAAGTTGCCTGAGCTCGAAGGCCTGCAGGATAGCTGTCAGGAGAGATGCACGTTCGGCAGGTGTCAAATGGGCTGCAGGGGCAGGTGGATTAAAGATCTGGACGAATTTGCGGAGACGATCCAGGCGTGATCCACGATCGAGCTTCTGCCAGGTCTGCTGGAAGGTGTTAGTGGTCTCGGCTGCGAACAGAGCGTCCAGGCTATCTTCGGTGGCTTTGGCAACATTGTCGCCCTGGAAGGGACCGGCTACGTCAGGAGTTGGTGTTGGGGCTACACGGCGACGCTGCGTCTTGTTTCTTTGCATCCTTACGTTTCTTTGGTGACTTAGCGTTTAGACCGGCAGCAGAAGCAGAAGCAGACCAAACCCCTACATCCGTTGCAAATCGCTTGTCGGGGCTTTGATCAATCAGTATGAACTTGCCCTTCTGCCGCCAGATTTCGAGACCCGTAATCATTCCGGCACCTGTGCTAATGAGCCTTGTATCCATCCCTGCATCGCTTGCTAACATCGTGTTTAGCCCGTTGCCTTAAAATCGTTATTGGTGGTAAGATGCATGCCGGTCGATCCAACGCAGATCATCAAAATCGACTGGCCGGTCGCGAAGAGCAGACGCGTGCCTGGACTGCTCCGGTAATCGCACCAGTGTCCTTTAGTATTGTCGATGGGCCACGGCAGCGTCTCGAATGGGAAACGCGTGATACCATTAATAATCGGCTTTGGGCTGACACTATGGATGCCGGACCAAAGGCGGTGACGACAGCCATGTTGGCTGCACACGCGTCGCATGGTGCTGAAACGATGCAGCCTGCATCGGCTCGTAAGGATGATCGTCCCTATCACGGATTTACACAGTACTTTCCCGACGCGGCAGCACCCAAGGTGGCGCAGGCGCAGGATCGTCCTGTCCTGCCTGCCAGATCGCTCTTTCAGAATCCCTGGGCCAATGGCTACGATATTGAGAGCGGCGACGTTTGCCGTGAGCTTCGAGGGACTGTTAAGGAGTCAAATCGCTTTGCGGTGGAAGATGCATCGGCGCGCATGGCCGGGCGGACCTTCGAGCATCAGTGGATTCCAGCGGCAGCGTCGCGGACGATTGCGGAACGCAAAATAGAGGCGTCGGAACTACTACGGCCGGCTCAGGACGATTATCGCCAGAACTATTTGCGGCCTAATGGCTCCGCCCTTTAGGAGTAAAGCCTTGTTTTTGATTAAGCTTAATCAAAACTCACCGTGACTGGCGCATCGTGGTGATTCACCGCCTTCATCGCAGAATGACTCATCTCCTTGCGCTTTCGCCGACCTGTAGACGTTTTTACTTCAGTGTCCTTACTATAGTGCTCCCGGAAACTGACGTTCATGTCGCGCTCGATATCGACGACGTTCTTCAGAATATAATTGATCACACCCTTCTCGATGGCCCAGCGGAAGAAATTCAGCTGGCCTACTGTGGTCTCCTCTATCGGTGCCTGGCCACGGATCTGGAAGCTGATGCGCTCTCGGCGGCAGAAAGGGTCGAAGAGCCGCTTAGAATAGGCCTTGAGTTCACGCTTGTAGTGGAAATGTACCATGAACTGGCGATCTTCATGTGCGTAGGCCACGTTGAACTTCTTGGAATAGTTCGTCACGAACCAATCGATCAGGCGGAGGCTTACGGCTGACACACCGGTCAAGATCGGTAGCACTTCTTCGAGGCGTCCCGGTTGATTGTAGAAGTCCTGAAGCCAACGGACAATGAAATCCTGTTTGCCCTGGATACGATTCTTGGCGGTTTGGCGCTGTGGGTCCATTTGTTGTTTCTTTGGTTGGATAGGTTTAGATGGGGCACAGGCGGCGAAGAGAGGGTACTTCACGTTACGTACTTCGTTTTACTACGTACTTAATTTCGGTTTAACCCGGTAGAGGATGACTACGTACGAAGTCGATGTAGATTTTCTACCAGAATTCATACCAGAGTTGAATAACGCAGGTGATATTCCAGTTATTGTCCCTCAACAGAAGGTTCTACCTGAAAATGTGTATAGCCTTGAAGAAGGCGACATAAGTAGGGCCGACGCCTTGGCTGATGATAATATCATTTTTTATTACAATACGCTGACTGCATCATATTCTAAGGATAGTTTGGTGCAGAAATACACTGATCATGATGTAGTATATGAGTGTAAGGCGGATGTAGTCGCAAACCCGATTGACATCGGGGTTGACAATACTATCAATGATATGACTCAACCGTATATTAGAATTGATTTTGATGACGGTAGCCCATTAGGAACTTATTCGTATATACCACTACAGCAATTTATTGTGGTATTACTATCAAATCATAAGGAATGGGATCTTGTGCCGTCTGGAAAGACGATGACACGTGTTGTTCCTCGGAGTAGCATTTCGGATCCTGGCCGTGGTACAACTGATGCAGATGATCCTAATATACCAGGAGCAAAAATAATGCAAGATATTGATGGGGGTACAGTCGTTAGACAGTTTCCCATATCGTATGATGGGAAAATGATAGAAGCCGAAGGTGGTAATCGCTGCCATTTTGGGAGAATTATCACAGTTAGCAATATTGTTCCTGTAGCAGCTCCACCTATGGCTCTCACAAAGGAAAATGAGGATAACCTTGCATTAGCAGCATCTTTATTATTGTTATCAGCTTCGACTGCCTCTGCATCTCCGTTGGGGGCCAGGCCTATTGTTGCCTCTGCATCTCCACTCGGTAGATTTCAAGGCGCGGCCGCAGCTGTAGGAGTTGGAAGAAGACTAGATGCTGCACCTCAAGTACCACAGCCGCCCAGGCCTGCTAGACAGCCGACAGCACCTACAAAGACTCTTCCAGAAGCCGTTAAAAACAAGCTGGCATTTTTCATGAGCCGGCCTCCTCCTTCTCCTTCTACGGATGCAGAGGAGGAAGTTGTAGGTGTAACAGCTAAGGCTTCCATCTTTGTTGTTTGGGCCGACAAAGTCTTAGTTCATATGGATGAAGCCAGCGGGAAGATATCGGTACCTAGTGATACTCCTCCCTCTGCTGCTGCAGCCTTTGCCAGACTGCAGGAGATGGTGACTATTGATCCATCACTGAAGGTATCTGACTTGGCCGGTTTCAATAAAACGAAGGACGAAGTTTCATTCTATGGAACATATACCGCTAAACCGAAGGTGACTGCTGAACCAGATGGAATAGAGGCATTTGATTACAAGGCTGTTGGAATTAAGGGAGAGAATACTGATGCTGAGATTATTAAGGCACCTGTAGCAGAGATCGATGCTAAGGCCCCTGCCCCTGCACCAAAACCTGTGCTATATTACTGGGCGCAGATCAGTAGTCTGCGTCAGTGGCTGAACAGTGCAGCCGGCTCTGCATACAGCACGGTTGCATTCATGAATAATCTTCGGCTCTTAGGCAAGGCAGTCGGCATATCAACTCTCAGCGATCACGCTACCCGCGATCTGCCCGCTTGGACGGCCGGCCTGTTCGCTGAATCAGAAGTGCCTAAGGCATGCGCGCCCACTGGCTTTGTGACCAGCGAGTGTGTTGCAAGAACTGTCGGTAATGATATTCGGGTCGCCGATGAATATGCGCAAGAAGGCCGCCTATCAAAGCGACTCGATGCAGATTTAATAGAATACCAACGCCTCGTGTCAGAACTAGAAGCGGAGACTGAACCTGGAAAGAGATTTGCGCTGAAGTTGGAGCTTAATAATAAATATCCTTCGCGCAGCGTGATGATTCGCGATGCTACCGGTGAGGATCATCCGTTCAAAGTGCCTAATCCTTACAGGGCGTTCAGCTACCGTGAGGAGGTCACCAGTTTTGCTAATCCTAGTGGCTCAAGCAAATACGATACCGGCGGTATAATGCGTTCGCAGAATGCGGAGCTCGTTAAGAGATTAATCCCTAATCAGATTATCGCTGATAAAGCAATGACGATCGCTATCTTAGAAAGCTTGTGGTTCTGCGGGCAGAATCCTACGATTAGCAATGACCCGCGCTGTTTCCCTGCCCGTCTCTTGGGGGAGCTACGAGAGTACCAGACACATAAGATGGTGCTATCATCTCAGGGTGGCACCAAGTTGGAGAGAGAAAAAACTCCTCTTGATAATCACGGTTGGCCGGCGGTAAAGCTGATGTTGGATTCCTTAAAGAAGGCGATCGCTGGTACGCAGAAGTTTTCACTAGACAAGAGTGCTCTCCCTCCTCGTCCTGAAAAGAAGGCGGCTGTGGCAGCTCCTTCTTCTGCTCCTTCTCCTGCTCCTTCTCCTGCTCCTTCTCCTGCTCCTTCTTCTTCTGCTCCTGCATCTACAGTAGAAGCGGCATTAGTAAAAGATATAGCTCCTAGAGCCCGTGCACCCGTTGCTCTAGAACCACTTCGAACGAATGTCACTATTGTTCCACGACAGCTCGGTGGTTTCAAACCCGTACTGCCTGGGCGGGCGCTCGGCGCTCTACCACCGCTTGTTCGCAGAGCCTGAATATAACCTGAATCCTCAGTAATGGCTGCATCTGTCCTAAACCCTTTTACCGGACTAACATCCACCGTATTTAGTAGCCTTGATTATGCTGCAGTTGAAAAGATAACGCTAAACTCATACGATGCACCCTATTTTGCTGTGCGCCGTTTCAAGACATGGCTCCCAAATCCTTTTATTGTCGATTTTGCGGATGCAGACGACATTGAAGATGACGGCTGGCTGGCCGTCAAGATCGAGGATCACGGCCTGACGCGAATCGAATTTGAATTCCTCGAAGATATGGGACTTGCAGTGCAGAAAGACGACAAGTACTATGTCAGCTCATTGATCTATTTGCTATATGATCCTGACGATGGTCTCTTCGCAAATTGGGGACAACAAGATACACCTGAAGAGAAGAAGGCTCTTCTGGGTCCTTTTATGCGATTATTACAGACCTATGTCCTGCCCGGTCAATGGCTGCAGGCTCAATATACTGCACCGAATGCCGGCCGGTTGCGCGAAATAGAAGAGGAATGGAATGACATAACCGATGCTTACGGACACGGAAACCCTCCCCCCAAAGCAGAGGATGCTTAATCTGATGCTAAAGGCCAAGTATTCATTCATCTCGGCACTGGTGTTCTTCATCGTGGCCAACCCCGAGACCTACAAATTCACGCAGCTGCTATTCGGATCTTTCTTTGAGGTCGCTCATCCGATGGGCGCGGCGACGCCCAATGGCCTACTGCTGCACACGGTCGTCTTCTTTCTGGCGATGTTGGGACTTATGATGATGCCTTCTTCTTAAGGTCTAAAACCAGAAGCCACTTAGTATATGAATGAGACGCTCTAAGACGCCTGAACCTACTTACACCAAGGCATCTATCCCCAAGGCGTTGCGGGAGCAGGTATGGATTACCCATGCCGGCAAGCGATTTAACCGTAAATGCTTGGTGCCCTGGTGCGCGAATATGATGACCGTGTTTGACTTCCATGTCGGTCATGATATTCCAGAATCCCAAGGCGGTGCAACAGAGATTGCAAACCTCCGGCCCATTTGCGCGCGTTGCAATCTGTCGATGGGATCACAATATACGGTGCAGGAATGGGGGCGCCTGTCACGACCACCTTGGTGGTGCTGCTGGTAAAACGTGACCGACCTACTGCCCCATAAGAGCAGTTGTATGCTGGAAATCATGATACCACTCCTTCTCTCACCGCTCTTCGCAATATCGGTTGGCGTATTCAAGCGCCGGCGTTCAATCAATCGCCTCGTTAAACCATCTATTTTTGTTGATCCAGAGTAAGATGGACAGTGGCACACGCACGCGTATGAAGCGTGCCAAGATTCTTGCACAGATTACCGACTTTCGTAGCGCCCGCGCCCTCGACAAGAAGAGTCGCATTGATCGTAATCTATTCGCGGTTAGCACAGTGCTTTTCAACGGGGAGGCGGCTAATACTCCATGCCCCTGCCCCGAAATCGAACCTGGCCCTGTAGATAACTGTCCTGCATGCGCGCCCTGTATTGACTGCACCGACCCCTGCGAAAAACGCAACTCATTCTATCCATGTGCTCCTGGAGGATGTCAGGCCACCGTGGCGCACATGCACCAATACTAATCGTAGTCCTATAATAAGGGACATGTCACTTGCTAGCGCTGCAATCGTTTCTGCCGAATCGATTCTTGCACTAACTCCGATCGCTATCAAAAAGACGCCGCTAGATCCAACATCGGCCATCTGGTCGCGTATTTTGAGTTCCGCCTTTCTTGGTTATGCGCTTACGGGTGATCGCACTTTCCCCCATAAGGAATGGGCGGGTGCCGCTGCGCTCGGCTACACGAATCTACTGCACGTGGCCAGCAGCTACGAGGCCTTTCGGAATCTACCAGCCGGCCAGGCGATGAGTCTGCTCTATACCTATCCGTTGTGGAATCTACTGTTTGTTAGCTTCTTCAATAATGAGAAGGTTGAGCGGCGTGAATACGGCCTCATGGGGCTCGCGGCCATAGGATCGGTCTTACTCAACCTGGACCCCGGTCACGCTGCGACCACGGCCCTCGGCAGAGAAGCGCGACCTACATGGGGGCTCTTTATGGGTCTCATAATGGCGCTCACAGAGTCTGGCATGCATACAATTCTAAAGGAGCTAAATTGGATGGACCCCGCCAAGTCTGTATGGGTCGTCAATTCGTCGGCCTCTTTTTGGTTCGGTGCGGCTCTGTTTGTGCAGGAGTTGTTGTACGACGGCAGCCGTGATCCAGTTATAGAAAGAGGCACCTGGTGGGACGCTGTTCTACTCACAACCTTTCATGGTATCACGCTGTTTAGCGGCTACTGGCTGCGCTTTTATGCAGTGCCCCGTCTTTCGACCGTGACCTATTCGATCCTCAGCTATTCGGGCCTCCTGGCTTCTTACATATTTGGTCTCGCCTTCCTGGGGGAACGGCCTGGCTGGATGTCGGTCCTGGGGGCGCTCGTCATCGTGGGTTCGGGTCTCGCGCTGCAGCTAGGAAAATAAACCGCTGAGGAACAACAGAGATGTCAGGCAACAAGCGAACGGAGGATTTGCATACGCTGAAGACGCGACAGCTCGTTATGCAAAATGCCGATGGCTCTTTTCCGTCAGTGAATTCTGTGTTGGCGTTTGCCGATAGTCGCGGGCATATTGAACCGACATTTGTAAACGATGTGATCCTCCCAGGGCTGTGTCAGTCTGATTATTTGTACTGGGATGTGTCCGCAAATACGTGGAAGAATGGCGGTCAAAAAATTCATATAGGCTGCGATGCTGGTCTAACAGGTCAGGGTGGTTATTCAGTGGCTATCGGAAATGAGGCCGGTAAAACTACTCAAGGAGGATCTGCTGTCGCGATTGGTTTTCAAGCTGGTCATTTGAATCAAAACACCAACGGTATTGCTGTTGGTTCTGGGGCAGGCGGCATTTTTCAAGGTGGGGATGCAGTTGCTATTGGTAATGGAGCAGGCAATTCATTACAAGGGTCTAGCACAGTTGCAATTGGAAAGGGGGCAGGGGCTTCAACACAATTAGTGGATGCAGTTGCTATTGGTCACGGGGCGGGGGCTGTGTTCCAAGGGCCTAGCACAGTTGCTATTGGTTCTGGGGCAGGGGCTTCATCGCAACTTTCAGCTGCAATCGCCATTGGTTACGGGGCAGGGGCTGTATCCCAAGGGCCAAATGCTGTTGCTATTGGTATTGGGGCAGGGGCTTCATTACAACTTCCATCTGCAATTGCCATTGGCAATGGGGCCGGCCAAACGTTTCAAGGGCTAGGTTCTATAGCAATTGGCTTTCAGGCCGGTCAAACCAATCAGTATGCTAATTCTATTGTGTTGAATGCATCTGGCACCCCACTTAATACGCCAGGTGTGCCTGGGGCCACGGGCGGCCTATTCATTGCACCCGTAAATGGAACGGCAACGGGCTCATCGCCTTGGAAACAGTTATATTACAATACGGTCACGAATGAGATTGCATTTATGCCTTAGACGCCTTAAAAGTCGCCTGTGATCAAGTTGATCTGCGGCACCTTGTTCGCGTAGCGGACACCGATGGCCCGCAGCGGCATATTCACGTGTGTCTCTATCTGTGCCGTAAAGGACGGCAGCTTGGCTACCGTCGGTGCATCCAGAAAGAACTCCATGGTCGTGATCACAAAGAGCTCCAGGGGTGCACGGATCTCCAGTTCCTTCTGCCGCTTGCGATCGCGCTGTTGGAGCGCGCGCTTCAGCCCCTCCTCGTCCAGTTCCTTGAGTAGGTAGCTGACACGGAGATCTGTGTTATCAGGTTGCCGAGCGTAGGATGGCAAGCTCACTTCCTCAACGTGGCGGGCCAGACGGAAGAGGTTGCGCGCGAGATCATGCTTGCGGATGTCCAGCGGCAGATTATGGAAAACCGGCCAGCCACCACACACCTGGTCTCCAGGCTGGCGCGGAACAGTGCCATGGAGGGCTTTCATACGCTCAAAGTAGTGCGGATTGTGAATAACACCTGTTGCGACCTTGCCTGTCTCGTAAGAGTAGGCCGTGTCGCACGAGGTGCAATACATCTGGTCGCAGCCGCTGACCTTGGAGATCGCGGTACCGCAGTTCGGACACGGCTTGGAATCCTTGACGATGGCTGCGATGGTGGCGACGAGGCCAGGATCGCATGTATGGACCGCATCTTCAGGTGCAGAAAGGCGTGGCTCTCTGCAGTCAGCACAATACTGGGTCTGGCAGGTGCCGCACTTGTAAGCCGTGCTCAGAAAGCCGCGACAGTCTGCGGGACAGGCTGCGACGAACTTACGCTTCTCCTTCTCTTTCTCTTCCTTGGGCTCTGATCCAATATGATGACCCCAACGGATAAAGAACTGGCGTCTGGTCATCTTTGCCTCCACTGCCCGCAGGTCTTCTTTTAAGGCGGCCCATTTCGCCGACAGCTCAGGGATCTCTGCCGCATAGGCGCGCTTCTGGAGCTCGATCTCAACAGCCGGCTGCGTTGCCGGCAGCATGGAGCGCTCGTGATCAAAGAGAAAGGTAGCCCGGTGCTCCTTCAGCGGCCCCTCCCGCCAGCTCTTGCTGACATGCATGTCAAGGAATTCGCGATTCCACGGCACCCTGCAGTTCATGCAGTTCGGTTCGGGTGTCGTCAGTAGAAAGGCCTTAACACAACGCGTGCAGGCCTCGTGATTACAAGAAGCGCAGGCCACAGGCTGACGACTTTTGGTAAAGGCATCCGTGCAGATAGTACAAGTCATATTGTCCTACTACAGAGACAGTAGGTCTGTCAGGCATCACCTTTTCAGCCTAAACGTATCACAGGCCTGTAGCTCAGATGCCCTTGCAACCCCAGCTGTCCCCAGCGGGGACGGCTGCTGGAGCAGCCAGCCAGGGCAAGCGGAGCGGTTGCCCCATTGTCTTTGCTATACTAGCCAAACAGAAGGCGCACGTACTTCCATACTATCTGCGATGTCTGCTAGAACAGACAGTCGATAAAAAGCAGATACATCTCTATGTTCGCACGAACGATAACACAGACGATACAGAGTCAATTCTCCGCGGCTTCATCGACGAACATGGCTCTGCCTACGGCTCCGTTTTCTTCGATGCCGCCAGTGTTTCGGATCAGCTGGCCACATTCGGACAACATGAATGGAACGTGGAACGCTTCAAGGCGCTCGGCGCCATTCGCCAGGCATCTGTTGATTATGCACGAGAATTGGGATCACACTATTTTGTCGCCGACTGCGATAATTTCATTGGGCCGACGACGCTGCAGCGGCTCTTAGAAATTCAAGATCTAGGTGTTATCGCACCCATGTTGCGGAGTTCCACGATGTATTCCAATTTTCATTACGACGTAGATCCAAACGGCTATTACAAGGACCATCCACAGTATGCTGAGCTCTTGAGCCGCAGACTAAAAGGTATCGTAGAGGTCGCTGTTGTACACTGCACCTACTTTATCCATAATCGTCTACTACCGCATGTGACATACGATGATGGATCGTATCGGTATGAATACGTGATTTTCAGTCACGGGCTCCGTAAGGCAGGGGTGCCCCAGTATCTGGATAACCGCATCGACTACGGGTTTCTGACATTTGCCGAAGATTATACCGCCTTTGATCTAGAGCTAAACAGATTCGGTGTCAGCCATTAGAGAATGACAACCGCACCCAATATCAAACGTCTTGTGGATCTCGTGGATCGCGGCCCAGAAGACGACCTTTTCTATCCTGCGTCGTCGAACAATACGATTTTCCATCGCGAATTCAGGCCCTATCACAACGTGGTTCCCGAACTCGTCGAAATCGGCTATCAGGGGAATGCCGGCTGGGGGCAGCGCATCACCGTCACTCTGACGCGGAAGGACTCGGGTGATCTTCTGCAGTGGCTATGCGTGCGCTTACAGCCGCAATCGTGGCTCGGCGATCACGATAGCAAAATACGTAGTGGTCTCTGGGACTATCAGGATCCCAGTGGTGCATGGACTTGGGCGTCGTCGCTGGGGACCGTAGCGATCCAGAAAGTGGAGTTCGAGATCGGCGATGCCCTCGTGGAGACCTGGCCAGGTGAATGGATGGATATCTGGTCGAGGACATGGATGGATGGTGGCCGTGCCGGCACTTGGGACGCTGACATGTACGGGAAGCTGCCGCCTGGTGTGATACGAGATACGGGAAGACCGCCATGGACCACGGTTGAACCGACAGAGGATGGCTACATCTATTGTTGGCTGCCGCTCTGCATGTTGAGGCGACCGGAATCCGCCTTTCCGCTGATCGCGATGGGCGAACAGGAGGTACGCGTGAATATCACCTTCCGTCCCTTTACCGACGTAGTGCGGCGGCGGGCTGTCCCACGGGCGTCACCGTGTGAAGTCCCGTTGGGCGAAACGATCGTGCTCTTGGATAAAACAGGTGCCACACCGGTCCCCTGGTCCTACACGCTACCGACTGTAGCCCCTGGGTTTGAGGACGTCACTGTCTTAGTCGGTGTGGTTCAGACAGAGGATCCACTAAGAGGCAGTTATTTGCGAACACCACTCGAACTCATGTATGAGCCCGTAAGCTATGCGCGCTTTGATCTGCCAGATGCGATCACGCAGCCATCTACGACACCTATCACAATGAATTTTCCGCTACGCGAATTCAATGGGCCGATCCGCGAAATCTGCTTTTTCCTGCGTCGGAAAGGTGTGTGGCGATTCAATGAATGGACCAACTATGGTTCTTTGGCTGAAGATGATTTCTACCCGCAGTACCAGACAACGGGCGGAACTGTGCCCCCTCAGCAACCGATTCTGGTCTCGGCGCAGCTCATGGTGGGCAATGCCGTGTGGCGCGACGAAACGGAAAACTGGTGGCGTCTCGAATACGGACTGGCACACCGCGGAGGAGTCCGCTTAACGGGCGGATTCGTCTATGGTTTTGTACTCGGTGATGCCGCGGGCTGGCAGGCTGAGGATCTGCAGCCGGCGGCCACGGTGAATGCATCGCGTGCTCCCCTCCGTCTAACACTCACGATGCAGGCGCCTCTTCCTGTCGTCGGTAATGACTACGCTAGCGGATGGGATGTCCATGTGTTTGGCATCGGTGTCAATTGGATGCGGTTCGTGAAGGGGCTCGCCGTACCGCTGTTTAAGGATTAGCGTGCATAACACGCGCCTGAACGAAGGCGACGAGGAGCGATGAAGAGGAAGAGGACCAGTTAGCCACAGGCCAGGTCATTGTAAGTCCCGTGATCATCTGAAAGAGACAGATATGATTGATCGCTGTCCCACTGGCCCTGAGTGCATGAACCGTAATCAGCGTGGTCAGGAGACGGTCCAGACGCTGGAGTTCACTAGCCTGATCGCCTGATACGAAAAACCATGCCGTATCACCGATAATCATGTCGGCTTCGGCCGACACCCCCTCTGCGACATCGACGTGAACACGGCACAGGACGGTTTTGCTTCCGAATACAGCGTCAGAAGCCTTGGATCGTAGCTGTGTCAGAAAGGGCCGAACGCGCGACCATTCCTTCTCTCCTGGTAACTGCGCGAGAACGCCGCTGCGACCGTCTGCAAGAGCGCGACAGAGTCCGATCTGGTAGATTGCCTGCAAATCTATAAGATCTGGTTTAGCAGCAAGCGGATGTCCATCCGTATAAGTGTGCCAAGCCTCGATCAGACCAATACGGGCCTCTTGCGGCGGTGAATGGCGAATAGCGGCGAAACGGAGATCGGTTAAGGCGATATTGGCGAAGCGCAAATTATAGAGAACTGTTCGCATCTTATGGATAATCTGTATGATCCGAATGAGCTCAGATTGCTCAAACGCATTAGAGCCGATAGCCGCTAGAACCTCGCCATAATAGATCTGCGGTGGAGCGGAGCCCCTCGGCGTCTTGCCAAAGAAACGATCTGCTAGCATCTCGAACAGAGGTCGGTTTGTCTCAAAGAAGACTGCATCTTCTGCCGCGATTTTGATTGTCCATATGACCTGTTGAGCTATCTTGTCCCATTGGCCGCCGGACTCTGGTCGCTTTTCTGCAATGCAGCGGTGCCAGAAAGCACGGAGAAAGTCGAAAAACTCGTTCGTCATTCCCTGTTCGGACCACCAATAGGGATTCCCGTATGGGGCAGGCGTTTGTTCTGTAGGACAAACCAAGTTCTTTGGCAAGAGACCCAGACGCTTGATTGTGCGAAAATCGTCGCCTGTTAGAATGGCAACCCAGTCATTGACGGAGGTCGGGCTAATCTGAGATGTAAGATCTGAGAGTTCGAAGTTGGGTAGTCCGCGCCACTGCAGCAGCGGCCGATGGATTTCGCGGACCAGGCGACTGAGCGATTTCGGATTCCGACTGTAAGTGACACTGAGAGTCTTACGCGCTCTGGTCACGGCCACGTAAAAAAGTCGTCTCTCTTGGAGCACGCCGTCCTCATCCTTCTGTTGCGGAAAAACCTCATCATTCATGCGTACCAGAAAGACATTATCCCATTCAAGACCCTTGGAACCATGGAAGGTGCTGAGGAAAATGGTTTTATGACCGGTGTTCTGCAGAGCCTCTTCGCCTTGAACGAATCTGACGCGAACTCCGAGTTTTAGGAGAGCGGCTTCGTATGCATAGAGAACACTATTGAATTTACTCAGAATCACTGTGGAGCCTTCACACCGTAGGACGGAGTCGCAGACCCAGTCGCGTTCTTCACTGGTCCGCGCGAAGTAATTGACAGTGGGTCGGTCTCCTACAGCGGCATTTAGAGAGGCTGACATCAGTTCCTTGTGATCTAGCGTCGGAATGTAGCGCATGATGGAATTGGCGACGGCGACGATGGCGGCCGTGCTACGATAGTTCGTGGAGAGCTGGAAGTCAGCGACGTCTGGAAATTTGGTGTGGAAATCCAGGATATAATCTACACAGGAGCCGCGCCAGCTGTAGATGTTTTGGGCGTCGTCGCCGACGATGGTGATGGTCGCACCTTGGCTATGCAACGCCTTGATGAAATTGTATTGTGTCTCATTAATGTCCTGATATTCGTCGATAAAGAGCCACTTGATTCCGGCGATCCATACGCGACCCTTTGGTGTCTGAAAGAAATCCAGGGCTTTCAGTGGCAGTTCATCGACGTGGAATAAATCGTTGAGAGCCTCTGGATTCTGTAATCGCAGCAGTTGCTGAGAGAGCGCATGGAAGGTGCCACAGAGGAGTCGCTGGGTTCGGGATCCAACGAGGGCTTCGAGACGCTGACCCATGACGGCTGCAGCGTTGTGGGTGAAGGTGAGGAGGATGATCTCAGCCGGCTTTGCGTTGCAGTTTGTCAGAAGATGGGCGATTCGTGCTGTGAGAGTGGTGGTTTTACCGGATCCGGCAGAGGCGAGGATACGGAGATTTTGATGGGGTGGCTGGCGAACAATACGGGCCTGTTCATCGTTGAGTGTAACGGCCCCTTCGCTAAATTGAAATCGATTCATTTCTTAGATTGTATGGTACTGCCTTATGCCTTACCTGTTTGTATTATATCCCACCAATAATCAAGTGATAACATCTCTAAAACTTTTTTACGATCAATAGAATTATAATTATTATCCCACCATGTGTTCAGTTTTTCTTCGCTAATATCCCATTCATCAACATAAAATACGGGGAATCTAGAATACGCGGCATCAAGTGTTGAGTGTTGCATAATCGGTATAGACCCACATAAAAGTGCCTCCCATGCACGCGGCGAAGGGTCAATGCCACCACCATGCACACAGATAGTGAATTTTGACGATAATAATTTCTCCTTAAATATATGCAATGGGAGACCATCATACTGTTCTGTAAAGTCACTCCACACTGTCTTCGCCAACTCCGATACGTTCACTCTATCTATAAATTGTTGAGGTCCCCATGCATGTGTGCGGTGGCAGCAAAATGCAAGTATGGGCCTATTAGATGTAACAACAATATCAGTATTAAATGTATTCGTATACCAGGGTGCCCATACAGGGTGGATCCCTAAGGGTATCGGTGTTAGTTTTGGATGAAGTGTATCCAGATTCTCAACATAGATTCGTATTATTAAAGGATGATCAATAAACTGTTGGATTTTATCCTGCATATGTGCAACATGGTTTGCTCGTAGATCACCGCTGCCTGTTGGGAATGTAAAATCTTCTGAGGCTATAATTACGATTGTGGGAGATGATAAGGTTGGTAGTATTGTGTCAATGAAATACGGTATAGAATTATAGCCCTTATAGTTCGATATAAATATTGTTGAAGGTATATCTTTATTTTTGAGAATATATCTATCGTGGATGAACCAGTCGCAGCGTGCAGAGATACCAGTTAATTGCGCCGCCGTATATATATCTTTTTTATCCAGGCGTGTGCTCATTAACTGCATTCTAATGCGGTCCAAGATTTTATAAACGATCGCATCTCCTAACAGTGGGATGTGGGAAGTATTAGTTCTTTTGGCGGTTATCGTAGGTGTACATTGGTGGGAGTACCGGAACGCAGTGCAGGAATATACCTTCGCCCAGCCGGCAACACTGGATCGTCACGATGAGCTCAGCGGTGTCCTACAGGAAAAGACCCCGATCGCTGTCGAGATAGGGTCTTTGCCATGGCGCCCCGAAGTGGCTTCTTCGGCGTTTTGGACGGTAACGGTGGATTCGGACGGTGCTAACCTAGATATGCCGGTGTCGCAATGGCTTGATGAGAAACAACAGATAGCCAATCCCGAGGCTCTCGCCGCTGAAATGGAACTGACAACTGGCCTCGTAGATATCGATGCGGGTCGCCCGTGGTGGTGGCTCCCCGAGCTTCGTGGAGCGCGTGTGGATATCTTGGAGAAGGGCCAGGTACTGGGACTTACATGGGTCACGGCTGAGCGGCATTGGATTGGCTGCAGTCACGGGGCCGAGCCACTCACCATCTGGCTAGTGCATTCGCGCTATCGGCGGTTCCTACCTGCGGGACCAGATATTGACCCCTGGACATTGACGGTAGCTGATGCGCCGTGGATTGGGCGCGTGCAGTATATTGAAGTGACGGTGAAGCCGGGTTGGTGCATTGGTCTGCCGGCGCATTGGGGCTTTGCTGCCAAGGCGGCGGGAGAAACGTGGATATGGTCGGCTGACCAGCATTCGTTTTTGTCGTTTGGTTTAGCGAAGCTACCATTTAATAATGTAGTTTAGGGCAAGATAGGGTTGGATGTTAGTGTGAGCTAGGCCCCCTCCCGTCGCATCAGAAGTCAAATTAATCGAATGACTATGTGTCGGATCCGTAAAACTAATCGCTATAGGACCAGCATTTACACCTGTTGTAGCAACAGCGGAGTTTCCTGCATAGCTCGGAACACCAATCGGAGTCCCGCCTAGATTATTGCCATTTGCTCGATCGTAGTTGTGTGTGTGATTCGGTAGAGGAGCGCTAATACCCGTCGCCGAAGAACCTGTGTTACCACTGACACCATGCGTATGACTCGGAATCTGGGTTGTATCTAGAGTTACTGTCTCCACGCCACCCCCTGATCCAAGAGGGTAGTTCGAAAGACTAGGCCCTTGACCGGCACCAGTCGGGATACGCGATCTCATGTCAGGGACATTGAATGTCGGCCCTGCTCCACCGAAGGTATAGCCAATAACACCTTGGAGCCGAGTATATGATGCAGTAGGATATGAAGTCCCGTCACACATGAGCCAACCTGCCGGTGCTGCAGATCCTGCGTACATCATCATGCTGCCGGCAGGCGGCACCAGAGTACCACCATTGGAAAAGATGTCGGCTGCATTGGTAAGATCTTTGCCATTCATATCCACGTTGGCTAGAGCAGGATAGAGCGCCCAGTCTCCAACATCCTGAATATCATTTGCTCTTGCCAGTAGCTCGTTATCGAAATATAGATTACCGTCGATCGATTCTAAGAGATGTGTGCCAGATGCATCTATGAATTCAATGCCAGTTCCTTCTGCAATAACAGCTCCACCGTTAAGAATCAAAGAGCCATCAATCTCTACATTGGTGGTACTACTAAGCCCTCCGTTAACGACCAACACACCATCGATTTCTACATTGCCAGATGCATCGAATTGGAAGGGCCCCTCGGTACTAATTAGTCCGCCGTTGAAGGTTGCCAGTCCCTCAATCGTGAGCGTATTAACGACTTGATCGCTTCCGTCTAGACACTCTATAGTGGAGGAAGGTTGCAGAATCGTGATCACATTGTCTGAACAGATTCCCAACAGAGTGGCCTGTGACATTCTGGTAGCTGTATGTTTGATCGCTTTAACTAAGGGTTAAAGTCAAGAGTTATACGATATATATATATGCCAACTCCATATGTATCGAATAATATGGGTGCCAGCGGACCACAGGACTCTGGCTTATTTTATGAGTCTAGTTCGGAATCGGGGTCAGATCAGTCAGATCAGTCAGATCAGTCAGAGCAGTCAGAGCAGTCAGCAGATGACCAGATGGACGCTATCACACACTGGCAGAATGCAGTTCGTGCACTCATTCCTCCTCCTCAGCGTTCATCACTTCCCGCTGTCGGCGACCTTGTTCCTGCAACACCAGAAGCTGACGGGACAGACAATGGTCTATTCAATACCCGGATCGCCTTCGAGGAGAAGCGGCACACACACGTCATCATGGTAAATAGTCTCGACCGTGATCAAAATGTCTATCCACTGCCGACACAGGTGCGCCTCAAACTGCCACGGGTCTATAAGAACGTCGAACGTATCGACATCGTCCAGATAAAATTCTTCTGCGGGCTCTATGCGATTTCGGCAGCACGGAAGAACAATGCAATCACGGTGTCCGATGTCGGTGGGCAAAATACGATTGTGATCCCCGATGGAACATATAACATGAATCAGCTTCTTACGACGATTCAAGGCGGACTTAACACGGCATCACCGCTAACCTACACCCTTACATTCAATCCTATCACAGGACGTGTGACGATTGCCGCAACTGGTGTCTTCCAACTGCTTTTCAAGCAGGTGCTTCCGATCTTTAATCAGGCGGCTTATAGCGAATGGGGGCTTGGATGGAATCTTGGCTGGGGCGGTCAGCCCACCAATCTTAGCGGCCTTGCCTCATATACAGCTGATCATTTTCCCCGTCTCAGTGAAGACTATATCTACTTGCAGATGAATGAGACGGAACACATGAATGAGATCGATCACACCGATGTAGAGAAGACGGGTCAGACACAGGATTCCACGGGCCAGGTGGCGCATTATTTCGGAAAGCTGTTGCTCAACCAGTTCGGCTGCTGGGCACAGACATTCGTCGAGGCGCCGAAGACATTCAAGCCGGTGTTGGGCCGGCTTGAACGACTGCAATTCACTTGGACCGATCG